TTTCTAGGGCTCCTTTTCGTTGTGCGCCGTGTAGGCTTGCGAGTTGTTGAAGTTCGCTTGCGGTAGGTTTTCCTTCTTCCATAAGGCATGTCATATATACTGTAGGGCACATCTTTTATTTAACTGAAAAATAATGGGGGTGTGCGATACTCCCCATTTTTCGCTTACTAAAACCGAGCCTCCGCTCCGCTACGGCTCGGCTTCAGCCACCGCAAAAACCGGGGCCCCTGTCACGAGATATAGGCGCACCCATCTGGGGGTGGCGGTACCCACACATTGAGGCATTATTCCAGCTTTAACTCCTCAATGTGCTGGAAGCGCCTTAGCACTTGTGCAAGGTCGTTTTCATTCCAGAAGTGTTGAGGAGGGTGTTCACATGTGATTATGATGAACGGGGAGTTGATTTTCACATATCCGCCTTTAGTTTGACCGGGGTATGCGTATCGGTCTGTAAAGCGGAGGAAGTCACGAAAGGGCCATGCGCCGTCAAAGTCGTCGACAAGTATGCACTGTTGTTGATGGTAGCCATCCCACCATTTACTGCCGTCTTTCGAGTAGATTTCAGCCTCGGGGAAGTTGTCGTAGACGAACTTAGTTTTCCCGACGCCTGTTTTTCCCCAAAGCCATATGGTTGTTGGGGGGTCGTTTCTGTCACGATTTTTAGATGCTTGTTGGATAAGCCGCTCGAGGCCGTGATAGTATTTCACGTATGTCGTGGGGTGTTCGAGCGCGATTGCTGGTGCGGTCGCACCAGCGATTATTTTTTCGGCTGCGACCTTGAGGTCGTTCCGTTTTCCGGCGCGCTGAGGCTCGCCGACTGTCCAGAAGTCCTTGTCTTTCCCGCAGTAAGTATTGTTCTGCTCATCATTTCCACGCGCGATTTCTATGTGCGCGCGGGGCATCAACTTCTTGATGGCTGTGAAGCGTGTCTGCGCTTTCAGGTTCATGTAGCCTTGTAGGTGGGGGGTCCCGTTTTCCCCCACTTCTTTCCCGCATACGGCGAAGGCTGCCTTCGCGATAGCGTATGCGCGGATGGTAGTTTCCTCCTCGGGGGTGTAGTTGTTCAGCGTAAACGTGAACTTTGTGAACTTTGTCCTTGTGTCCATTCCTATATTCCTAGGACAAACTTTTCTTTAATCCGGGATATATCCGGAATCGCAACTGCCTCGCGCCGGCGCCTGCGGCGCCACGCGCTCGGCTCGCGCTCCGCGCTCGCTAGCGGATGCCTGTGTGTGGTATATGGGACATTAATGTCCCGTTTGCAATTGGTTGACCAATGGCAAACCCTGTAGTTGGCCTTTGGCCTACAGGTTGAGAGGGTAATACTGTACCTCTCAACCTCAACTCCTCAAGGCAAAAAAAACACTCTACAAGTTTGTAGAGGGTCGTTTCAAGATTCATTAGGGACGTTTGACCTGGAAATCACTGTATAGTACTTAATTTTCACATCGAAGAGGATGTTAACTTGCTCGGAGCTAGAGTACATATCCGTCCAGAAGATGACGTGCCAGTACCATTGTGATGCAGGCGTGCCGTTATAGACTGCGGAATAGCTGTAGCTGTCGTTGTTAAACTCAGGAAAACATTTTCTCCCAGAGGCGTAAGATTTCATCTTCGCTCCCCGAGTTGATTCCGTTTCGCCATCGTATGTCGTTTCCCGCGCGAAGGGCATCATTCGTAAATCGGAAGGGTCCGTTATAAGAAGTGTGGGTTGCCGTGTCGGGATTAACATAGCGTGGAGGCGTCTTATATCCGAAAAGCTTGCTTCGGGGTGGAAGTAGACGCGGATGCTGGAACTTTTGACACTGTAATTGGTGTAGAGCGCGGCACCAAGGTATTGATCATAGCTGTAAGGTTGGACACCGACTCCTGTAAGGTCTGGATCGTATGGGCCGTTTCCGCGGAAGACATAGTCTCCTGCCCAGGCGGAAGCCGCTGCAAGCGTGCGTGAGAATCCGGTGTCAACGTAAGAGAATTTGAGCATAATTCTTTGACCGTCTGGATTAAACCATTTCGACCGGAGTGAGAGAGCCTTTCCAGTAGCTCTGGGTCGACTATACCTAGACTTTCTAGGGCTCCTTTTCGTTGTGCGCCGTGTAGGCTTGCGAGTTGTTGAAGTTCGCTTGCGGTAGGTTTTCCTTCTTCCATAAGGCATGTCATATATACTGTAGGGCACATCTTTTATTT